CTATCAGTTACTGTTCCCTTATTCTAAGCCATACCCAATATGGGTGTCAAACTATATCGACACTCCATTTAATGGCCTTTGACTCTGGTCCGAGATTTCGTCCACGTCCCTTTGCTTCCATCCGATAGGTAAATCAATGTGATTCGGAAACACCCAGAGATGAAAGACATTGGCGGTGTCCACACAATATTTGTGTTTCGGATACATCTCTACCGCCGTCGTTTCTGTCCCACAGAAATCCTGTTTGATCATCTGGAAGTCACGCCAGTCCCTCATGTGCTCGTCGCCATAGAAGCCCTCACCTGGGACCCGGCATATACGCACAGAGAGCCATACGGTGCCGTCGAACATCTTGTCGTGAACCATTGGCATGGGGTCATCATGAAAGCAATATTCTTTCACGACCTTGTAGCGACCGTCGGAGCTAAACCAGATCTGACGCCCCAGGACTTGATCAAGGCAAGCTTTGGCGTGCTCCCTGGTCGTCCCCTCTTCTCTCATTACCCAGCCGATAAATTCTTTCGCGGACTTGCCAAATTGCTGAAGTCCATTTTTTTGATACTCCCAACCGCCAAACGTGTCAGAGGGTAGACACGTCTGTACGGGTGTATTTCTGAGTGTTGCGATAGACACGCTCATGCCGCATACCCCCATGATTTGTCGAGATATTGAAGCTGTTTGTCACTTAATGGTTTATCGAATTTTCGGTTCTGGGGGGCGGTCTTTGCCCATTCTATACATTGCTGGATGAGGCTTTTTTCAAACTTAGAAAGCTTTCCGAGATTTGTATCGCCAGAATATTTTTGTAGCAAGCTCGTCACGCTAGACTCATTATCAAAAGAAACAGACGGTTCATTCGCAAAAAATACTTCCGCCCCAAGGCCCCGATACTTTTGGTTAAGCTTCCAGTTGGGATTGTTTTTAAGACCGAGACAAAGATCAATGTATTGCCTGGGAGTTAACGTCGTCTTAGATGCTTCTGCGATACAGCGTCTCAGTTTGGAAATTTTGAACACCCTAGCGCGTGTCTCAGCATATGAATTCATGATCGCTATGTTTTCGTCTGTGGCGTCTACCTCAGCGTACTCTCTCGACAAATCATTCAACTCAATAACTGTCACGCGTCCGGTGATTTCGATAACTTCCACAATATCTGTGTGCATATCGCATTTGAAGGAACCACGAGAGCTATACACGCGTCCCTCATATCTAGTCTCTCCAGTGTCTCTATTTCGTATCGCCATCAATTTTCTCCTTATCAATTGCTATCCAAGACCCTATGGGTTTCGGGGCGGGAGCAACCCGCCCATCTCGTCAGTTGGATTAAAAGTTGAAATCGTGGAAAGCGTAAGGCGCTGTTCTCAAGCCAAACCTCATGCCTTTATAGGTCCAATTCTCTGGCTTGCCTTTCTGTCTTCTGATTCTAAAGGTGTCGCCATCTGGATCAGATTCATATGTGACCTTTTGATCGTCCTGGTTGTGGAAGTGACCGCAAAATCCGCCTGGGGTAAAATCTAAATCCGCCGCAGAGTGTTGCGTCTTCATCTCTCTCACTTCAATCGTTTGATCGCTTATGACTTTCACTATTTCATAAGCCACGACGTCGGAGTGCATATACCAAGATGCGTGAGTAAAGTTGACGTTCTCTTCAACAATTCTCCAGTCAGCCACCTTCTTCAACATTATCACGTCATCTGTCTGATTGAGGCCGTCTAAATTTTTAAGCCAACTTGCTCTTTCTTCCGACAAAAGCGTTTCCGCTTGGCTTCTATCCTGGTAGCCGCCATTTCGTTCCTGGCCGAGACCATACATTCCACGAGCCCTGACTCTTTGCCACCCAGTCTCTGGCCGGATGAATTCTTCAACGTGGTAGTAAGTAATCGTGATCATTTTGTTCTCCTTATCAATTTTGATACCAAGATCCTATCATACCCATTATGGGTGTCAACAACTATCGAAGGGAGTCCCGGCTATCAGGCACCGCAGCCGGGGAGCGGCATTTTTGGGAATAGGATACCCGCGCCCTTCCCCTGAGCCTGGATTCATAAAAGCCCAGGGGCGATTGCCCCAGTCGCGTTGTTTTAAGTTTGTAAGAGGACCATCAACAAGCGCGACTGAGACAAACTGTCAGGACCTCAAAGTCATCTTCCAGGTCCCCCAATACATCTGCAATTTCGTTCAATCCAACGTCGTAAAACGTTTTGTGGATAGCGGGCAAATTATCAGTTTTCAAACAGACCGTCACCGAGTAAGTCGTTTTTCTCCCAGAGCATTTTTGCGAGTTGGCGTCCATAATCCTCGTGAAAGTCTTCTTGCATCCAGAACTTATCCTCGTCGCCGGTGAGATGCAACTTTCGGTGGTGCATACTGCACAGCGGAATAGCGTTACGATCATTCGACTTCATACCCATCCCTCGTTCTCCATCCCAAGGGCGCATGAGGTGATGAGCTTCTATAGACCCCTGGCAGAAATGACCGATGGCGCACGGCAAGCTCCGAATAAACGGCAGATGCTTTTGTTTACTCTGGAAACGACGACCCACGTCTTTGCTCTTTGGGGTCTGACACTTGCCCTTGTAAGTAAGGCGCACCCGCTTTGGATGTTTTTTCCCACAGCGCCAGGCGAAAATCCTGGAGATCTATATTGACCTTGCCGGACAAGTCTGGGCTCTGTTCATTCAGCTTTTGTTCGTTCTGATAAACCAATCCCGTCGACACCATCAGCTCTCGTTTCTCTTTGCCCTCGTTATTGTAAGATTTGACCAGCACTGCGTATTTCTTTTGACCACGCAGAGTGAGGTGTCCACGGTGGGTCACCTCTGAATACGATTCCGGCCAAAGTGCCGCTCGACGTTCGTCATCTTTTTTGTTGTCATGTTCCAAAATATTCTCCTATTTCCACTGACACTCACAGACCCAGTAGGGACCCGCTTTGTCACAAATTTTTATCTGTGTTCTTTCCTCGCATTTGACGTGGTCTGGTCCTCTATAATACCAGTCGCTTACCTTCCCGGTAGAGCATCCCGCCAAGAAAAACGCCAGGAGATAGAACGCTCTCAATTTATCTGGCCATTTTTTATCAGAATTTCGATAACTTCATCAGTCAAACGATATTCTACATAACGCTTCGTCCCAGGACGTGTTCTCGTTTTATAAACAGTGACGTCCCAGGGAATCCCAAGCCGTGTCCTCATGTAGTCTTTAGAAAGATTACGGATGGCCTGGGATATCGTTGTCTGAGCGTATCGGTGACCCTTACTCATGATCAGGTCTGTTATCTCAGGGATGGTCATCCACTGCGCTCTCTGACCTTTGTTGATCCCGCGCTTCATGCAACGAAACACGAAGTCATCACACGTCGGTTCGCGGTCAAGATTTAGCTGCATCTTTGCCCCCGCTCTCGTAATAATCTTTTATCGCGGTCAGAGTGTCTTTTGTTTCTTGGTCTGCGACCGCTATTGCTCTGAGTATTTCATCCGTGTTCTGTTCATACATAGCCTTTTGAACGCCTGGCGGACCTTTCTTTATCTCTGGCGCTAGAAGTTTTCCAAACCGAACAGCGGCAAGTCGTTTTGAATCGTCTTTCGTTTCGTGCGGCATTGTATAAACAATTGCCCCGGTGTGGTCTTTGATTTTGAAACTGTCACCCGAAGATTCTTTAACAAACTGCGAATACACAACCTCGTCGGCTGACGCAAACTCTGAGCCCGCCAGCCCGAAAGCTGCCAGTGCTCGACCCTTGCTTGAGGTCTCACAGTTTTCTACCGCTGACTTTTTGTTGATGAATCCGTCATCCCGATACTCTTCAGCGTGTCCCGTTGACATTTGGTGCCAGGGCGAACTGGCGTCCTCTCGTACAAACAAAACGCATCTAACGCTCACTTTGTTTGGTTCACTTTGTAGGATTGTCGTATCGAACTTTAGATTTGTTCCCCAGACCTTTCGAGCAACCGCCAGCCTATCAGCGACCATAGTGTAAAACTTTGATCCGACTGGCACCTTTGCAGAATCTGGAATCTCGTTCAAGAGTCTCATCGCTCGTTCCATTTTGGTCTCTGATGTCGTGGCTTGCCCCAACATCCGACGCATCATTTTCATCTCGCCCGCTAGCTCTGCTAGCTCAAGTATTGGGTCGTTTGTTTCCGCTTTTTTTTCTACTGTCATCATATTCTCCATAATTTTCGTGCGGCTACTTTGTCCGCCGGGGACCACATCCAATTATCAAAATCAGGTGTGAGCAGTCCGGCGATCTCCTCAATATCAGCACTCACTGAGAGCAAGCGCGTCATTGATCTGGTTGCAACTTCCACCACCTTCATTGCGGCATCCAGGTCGGCTTGCTTTAATGGAAAGTGATGGACGAGCTTTTGTGTTTTCGTGACGTGAACATAATCCACATGACCTTCGGACAATCCCAGGGCCTTCGCGTAAATCGCGACCTGACGAGCGTGTGTGTCTTTTATTCCGCCTGGCTTTTGTGCCACTGTTTTGAGATCTCTTACTTTGTCGGTATACACAAAGTCCGCAAATCCAATGATCGGGACTGGTAAATGATCCAACTGCAGTGAGATTCTTTTTTGATACTCTATTGGTTTCGGTAAACGCCGATAAAAAAATAGGCCCTCTTCAATGTAGTTCGTGAGCTTCTTTTGTTCGTCGTCGAACTTTTTTGAGTCCACGGTTGGAAACAGCTTGAGCTGATCCACCATATAAAGCTTACCAATCTCCACCGCTTTCTCTGCCGATAGGTCATCTTGTAGAGCCGTGGTGATTGCGCTGTCAGTAGCAGAACCCCTCCAGGCACCGACACCACCCATGTCATGATGACCGCTCACGCGCAAAATCCATTTGCATGGGTCCTGTATGAATGTGTTTATCTGAGAAGGACTGAGATGCTCTAGTCCGTGAACACTGAATGGATCATTCATTTATTTCTCCTAGTTTTTCTTCAACAAAACACTTGGCTTCGTCCAGTGACCAGAATGTTGCATAGTCGGTCATGATCCCCGCTTTGACTATTGAGTTGCCAGGATGCGGCCAGGTGACACCCCTGAGCTTGACGACGTAGCATTGAGAATCTTTTGCGCCGCGACTCTTGGGCGCTCGTTTGGCTTTTATCCACCCAACGTTTTTAGAAGTGGTACTGTATGGGACTGGTTGAATCCCCCAGAATCTTGGTGGAACTCCCATCTCTCTATATTCTATCTTCACTATTTTTCTCCTTATCAACTTTATATCGACAGACAATGTGGGTACAGTAAGCCCATATCGGGTTGCTTGCAAGGGGTTTTTGGCTATAATATCCAGCATGGAATTGAACACATATCTGAAGAAGGAAGGGATTACATATCCGCAGTTTGCGTCGAAAAGCAGAATGTTCACAAAACACGCTGTGAATAAGTGGTGCAACAATCAACGGATTCCCGCCAAAAAAGAAATGCTAAAGATTGCAGAAATGACGCAATGTCAGGTTCTGCCAAACGATTTCTACGGCGTCAGTGAATTCGGCATAGATAACGATTGACAAAAAGATTGACGACGCCCAAGATGGGTAGATGTCAGTTCATGCGTTAAGTTGGGCCTTCAAACAAAAGACCAACACTCCAACCACCAAGCTAGTCCTCGTCGCACTAGCAAACTACGCAGACGAACAGAACTCATGCTTTCCATCACATCAGCATCTTTCAACAAGGTGCGAGATCTCAGAACGTCAGGTCCGCCGTTGCATAGATGATCTCTGTGGTCTAGGTCTAGTGACAAAAAAATCCAGGGCCGGGACGAGCAATCGCTATTTCCTGGGGGTGGTCACTGATGTCCAGGGTGGGGTGGTCACCCATGTCCAGGGGGGTAGGACATCCACGTCCGCCTATACTAAACCTATACAAAAGAAAAAAACGGGGAGAAGTCTGAATGAAATCGCGGGTTGATTTGATTGATAAATACAACATTGATATTGGCAGTCTGGGGGATGGCGATCACAAATTAAAATGTCCACAATGTCAGCCACCACATAATCCAAAAGACCGACCTCTATCTGTGACCATCCGAGGGGATGATATTGTTTTCAAGTGTCACCATTGCGATTTTGCTGGCGGCAGCGGCGGTTCCAACAAAGTTATCCAAATGGTGAGGAGTTCAGTCCCGATGGAGCCGAAGAAGCCGACGGATTTTGTCTTGAAGTATTTCCACGAGAGAAAGATCTCACCCACAACGATTAATGCTTTCAAGATCCACACGAAGGATCAGAAGTGGATTGATTTCCCCTACAACCCAACTCCAAACAACACAGCGGACAACATCAAAAGCCGAACGGTAGACAAACAATTTCGCCAAACTAAGAACGCAAAGAAGTCTCTCTACAACTACTCGGCGGTAAAAGAAGCGAAGACGGTTGTATGGGTCGAGGGTGAGGTGGATGTCTTGAGTTGTTGGGAAGCTGGCGTTCAAGCGGTAACGACCTTGCCAGATGGAGCGCCCGCGGATGCTAAGTTCAAAGAGAACGATAAGCGGTTTGAGCCTTTGCAAACTCATCCCCTAGAGAAGTGTGAGAAGTTGATTATCTTTGTGGATAAAGACCAGGCGGGTCAGAATCTACGCAAAGAACTATTGCATCGCTTTGGTAAGTCAATCTGTTGGTATGTAGAAACCCCAGATGGTTGCAAGGATGCCAATGACGTTCTCGTAAAACATGGCGCTAGCGTCCTGGCTAAGATCATGAAGGATGCAAGGCCCTATCCCGTTGATGGGCTCTACACAGCCGGGATGTACAAAAGCCAAGTGGCAGACCTCTACTCAGGTAATTACTCAAAGCCGGTGAAGATCGGGTTGCCAGGGCTGGATGATATTTATCAGGTTCAGAAAGGAACATTCCACACAGTCACGGGGATACCGAATCACGGCAAAAGTACATTCTTAGACCAGTGTCTGGTAAACTTAGCGAAGCGCGAAGCGTGGCGATTTGCCTTGTTTTCCCCAGAGCATAGCGTCCCGATGCACATTCGTCGGCTCTCTCAAATCGTTGTAGAGAAGCATTTTGATGAAGGGTTCAACGGGCGCATGACCGAAGATGAGATGACAGAAGCGGTCAAGTGGATCAATGGTCACTTCCACTTCATAGAGACAAAGGAACACGCTCCAACCATCGACAAGCTCCTGGAGATAGCAAAAGGGGCGGTCCAAAAATATGGCGTCAATGGATTTGTCATTGATCCCTACAACGAAGTAGACGCAACCAGGCGGGGGAACTACAGGGAAGATGAGCACATTCGGGACTTCATATCCAAGTGCAAGCGCTTCTGCCGCAGACATGACGTCGTCATCTGGATCGTTGCTCACCCCAAGAAGATGCAAAAGAATCCAGGTAGTGGAGAGTACGATATCCCATCAGCTTATGACATCTCAGGGGCGGCTACTTGGCACAATCAATCAGATGCTGTCCTGGTCGTACACAGAGACTTCGATACAGACTCAGTTCGTGTGTTAACCAGGAAGATCAGGGAACAGCCACTGTATGGGAAAATAGGCGAGGCAAAATTTGCTTATAACTTCAAGAAGTGCATCTTCGAGGCGCAGGAACATGACGACGATTGGTAAGCGAACAGACGCAGAGACTCAGGCGAAAAACTATTACACGCGGATAGAAGAGCAACTAACCGACACAGTCGAAGAGATGGAATCTGCCCTGGTAGAGTGGGAAAAGAAAGCCAAATCGTACTACAAAGAAAAAACCAGGTTAGAAGCCTGGGAAGCTTCGACAAAGAGAGCGCTGATGATATCCGGCAAGAGTGGGATCGCGGCAGAAGCTGTGATGAAGTGTGAGGGAGAAGTTCAAACCGGTATTGGATCAAATTGGGCTCATAGGACGAATGAGTTAAACAACGCCATGATTGCAGAAAGAGTCGCTCACAAACGGTTGCGGATTGCCGAAATGAAGTGGGAGACAGAGAGAAGCAAAGCGGCCACGTTGCGGACCCTGGTCTGATAGGGTAGATTGCGCAGGACATACCCATAACGGACGCACATGGCTAAGAAGTGGACTGACGAGATCAAGCTGAAGATCAGAGAAGATTTTGTCAACGGTGAATACAATGCAGATGGGCTTTTAGAGTGGCCAAGTATGGACGCACTGATAAAGAAATACGGGGTCGCGAGGGCTACCGCGTACAAGTACCATCAAAAAGAGGGCTGGCAAGCTGAGAAAAACCGGGTTCAAACCTTTATCAGCCAGAAGCGGAACGAAGAACGATCTAAGCAGTTGATTGAAACTGGCAAGAAGATGGATATCAGATCAATGGATATCGCAGAGCTTGCACTAGAGATCGTTGAGAAGCGATATCGGAGATGTCTAGCAGCCGATAGTGTCAACGCAGAGGCATTGACTAACGGCGAACTTCAACAGCTTTCGGTTGTAGCAACCAACGCGCAACGGATAGCCAAACTAGCATTGGGCGAAGCCCAGGAGATCTCTAAGGTTGCCGCAGACGTATCCACGCCAGAGTCATTCAGAAGAATCATGGCGACACTTGACCGAGTTGCAGAACAGCGCCGGTCTGATGAAGACGGTAGAGGCCTACACTGAATGGGCGGACTATGTATCTCGCCCAGCTCAACTAACGCCGCCTAACTCATTAGACTGGAATATCTGGATGATCCTGGCCGGTCGCGGCTGGGGCAAGACTCGCACGGGCGCTATGGATGCTCTGATTTATGCTTTGCGTCATCCAGAGGTCCAAGTGGCAGTAGTCACGCCAACGTTTGGAGATCTTAAAAGAACAGCTTTTGAAGGACCGTCCGGCATTCTCAAGAATATGCCAGATAATTGCTTGCTTAAAGGTAGGGGCCAGGGATACAACAGCTCTGGTGCAGCGATAAAGCTATACAACGGCAGCCAGATCCTGGGGTTTAGCGCCACAGAGCCAGACAGACTTAGAGGCCCACAGTTTCACAGAGCCTGGTGCGATGAGTTAGCGGCCTGGCGATATCCAGAAACCTTTGACCAGTTGATGTTCTCTCTGCGTCTGGGCGAAAAGCCAAAGTGTGTTATCACCACGACACCTCGCCCGACGCAATTAATCCAAGACTTGATGAAGCGAGACGACATCATTTTGACCCGTGGATCTACCTTCGAGAATGCAGACAACCTGGCAGAGAGCACTCTGGCTATGTTGCGGGAGAAGTACGAAGGCACGACGCTGGGACGCCAGGAACTTTACGCGGAAATCATCGACACGGTGGAGGGCGCACTGTGGACACCTAATATGATTGATGACGCCAGGATTCCAGAACATGAAGAAAGAGAGCTGACACAGATCGTCATAGCGATAGATCCGGCGGTCACAGCCAACGAGAAATCGGATGAAACAGGGATTGTCGTCGCGGGAAAAGACAGTCAGAATCATTTCTTTGTGTTAGAGGACGCCAGTGGCAAGTACACGCCGGATGGCTGGGCAAGGGAAGCAATAAGATTATTTTATGAATGGCAAGCGGATCGCGTGGTGGCAGAAGTCAACAATGGTGGAGACCTAGTGGAGCGATTGTTGCGGAGTGTCGATAGGAACATTCCCTATCGCGCAGTACACGCTTCGCGTGGTAAGCTCATGAGGGCAGAGCCGGTTTCGGCTCTCTATGAGCAAGGTCGCGTCCATCATGTGGGAAGTTTCCCGCCGCTAGAAAGCCAAATGTGTAGCTATACAGCGGACAAGAACCAAGCTTCTCCAGATAGACTGGATGCGCTCGTTTGGGCTATAAGCGAAATGAGCAAGTCTAGTGGTAATCCAGCATGGAGGATTAGCTGATGGCGATATGGGATAGGTTCTTTCGGAGTCAGCCGAAGGAAGTAAAACAAGCGTCTATGGTCGGATATTTTGGCGTCCAGCCGAATATGGGCAAATCATACAGCTACGACGACCTGGCCAGAGAAGGTTATCTCAAGAATGCGATTGTCTTTAGATGCGTTAACGAGATATCGAAAGGAGCGTCGGCTGTTCCGTTCGTAGTGAAATCGGGTGACGAGCCTCTGGAGATGCACCCCCTGATTGATCTTTTGAACAGGCCAAACCCCTTACAATCGTATTCCGAGTTCTTTGCGTCGCTCTTTGGTTATCTGTTGCTGTCTGGCAACGCGTACTACGTGAAGGTTGGTGGATTAGACAACACGCCACGGGAGTTGCATCTGTTACGCCCAGACAGGATCAAGATCGAAGGCGGAAGCGGGGCAATACCGCAAAGCTATGAGTACATGATTAATGGGCGAGTAGAGCAGATCTATGAAGTAGACCAGGAGTCAGGGTTCAGCGATCTCAAACAGACTAAGCTATGGAATCCTTTGGACGATTATTATGGTTGCTCACCACTGAGCGCGGCAGCCGTAGAAGTGGACCAGCACAACCTGGCCAGCAAGCACAACATCAATCTTCTCAACAATGGGGCTCGTCCGTCAGGGGCTGTCGTGTTCAAGCCGCGTGATGACCAGGGCTATTCTGTGAATCTGTCCGAGACACAAAGACAGCAACTATTGACAGACCTCAACAACAGATTCAGTGGCACAGCAAATGCTGGCAGACCTTTGTTGCTCGAAGGTGACTTTGATTGGAAAGAGATGGGATTAAGTCCGAAAGATATGGATTTTATTAATCTGAAGCATATGTCATCGACAGATATTGCCATGTGTTTCGGAGTACCATCTCAACTCGTTGGCGTTCCAGACCAACAGACCTATGCAAACGTAGCAGAGGCAAGACTGGCTTTGTACGAAGAAACGATCATTCCATATTTGCGTAAGCTGGAATCTGATTTGAATGAGTGGTTGGTGCCGCAGTTTCGCGAAGATCTTCGGTTTGAATATGTAATTGATGAGATACCGGCGTTATCGGAGCGTAGACGTCGTATCTATGAAAACGTCATTGGTGCGGTTGGGCAAGGCATTATGAGCAGGAACGAAGCTAGGGAATTAGTTGGCCTGGCACCAGTGGATGGTGCTGATGATCTACTGGTCCCAGCTAATCTTTTCCCTATCAATGAGGCAGCACCAGCACCAGCAGAGCCGGAGGAACAAGAAGAAGACGAGAAGCTCTATGAGCTTGATGAAGATAACAAGGCACTGTCAGATATTAATACTAAGCCCACATCAAGCATGGCAGATGAAGCGGAAAAGGGTTTGGAATGGCGCAGAGAGTTCAATCGTGGTGGCACGGAAATAGGCGTCGCCAGAGCCAGGCAGCTTGTCAATCGGGACAATCTCAGTATCGACACCGTCAACAGGATGCACTCGTTCTTTTCCCGGCATGAAGTAGACAAGGAAGCAGAAGGCTTTCGTCCTGGCGAGAAGGGCTATCCAAGTGCGGGCCGCATCGCGTGGGCGTTGTGGGGTGGTGATCCAGGGCAGTCATGGGCTAGAGGCAAGAGGAATGAAATAGAGCGGGAGGAGGCTGATGGATAGTTTGGTTACGGAGGTCAAGAAACTAGACGGATATATCAGTTACCTAGTCAATGGACATAAAGCGCTTACTGGGCCAATGCGTGAGGCTCTGAAGAACAAAGTCAAAGATCACAATGACAAATATGGCGACAGCAAAACTAAAAACACTAATTTGAGAACACTGACCACTGTATTTAATAGAGGCATCGGGGCATATAAAACAAACCCGCAGTCTGTCAGACCCAACGTCCGCTCTCCAGAGCAATGGGCGCTAGCCAGGGTCAACAGTTACCTAAGAGCGTTAAGGACTGGCCGTTTCAAGTCAGGCAAGCACGACACGGACCTTTTTCCAAAGGGACACCCATTATCTAGTAAGAAATGATCGCAGTTCTCAAGCGGCTCTATGGGTTCCGTCAAAGGCGAATATCAGCGAGGAAGTACGCCAAGGAACAACAGCGACTCGTGGCTAGGCTGTCAGGCATAGCGTCCAGGAATATCCGCAGAGATATCAACAGGGAAGTCGCCAGGGTTGGCAATCTCATCCAGGCGGCTAATGAGCCAACCTTAACGCAAATACAGACCTCGTTGCTGGGGTCGTTGCAAGACACTCTCACCAAGCATTACAAACGATGTTATCGAACTGTTTACGATGGCAACCGCGCAAAGTATGAAAAGCTCGTTAAAAAACAGGTAGAAGTCGGGACGGGATTTGATTTCTCCAGAAATGACGACTTGGATCGTGACATCGCGGAACACATATTGTTGCGACAAAACTACATAACAAACGTGTCGGATAACGTTGCATCACAGATCATAGAGACTGCGGGAGTGTTGCGCCTGGAAGGTGTGGGCAATGACGCCATCGGCAGAGAGTTGAGCCAAAGGTTTAGTTTTCTAAGTAGGCGCAGGGCAGACGTCATTGCCAGGACGGAAACACACGCGGCAGTTTCTACCGCCCAAGACCGATATCACACGAGACTCGCAGACCGTTACGCGATCCAGGTCAGAAAAAAATGGCTGGCGACTTCAGATGGCAGAACCCGGTCCGCGCATACACAGATGAACGGAACCGAAATCGCTATGGATGAAAAGTTCGTAATGCCAAACGGGACAAGGATGAAGCACGTCGGAGATCCGGCTGGAGGCCCAGCGAACACGATTAACTGTCGTTGTGTGATCTTGTATGTTGATGTAGAAGACGAGGTTGAAGATGTTGAAATAGATAGGCCGCAAGAGGGGGTCTTAGTTTCGCAATTGGAAGAAGGGAAGGACGGGCTTCCGAATGGCATAAAACTCTCTGTTTTAGAGGACAGAATTTCGGATGGGTCGATGACTCATGCGTTAGCAAAACAAAGGAATTCGCTTAGACTAAAATCAGCAGCCTCAGACGACAGATATTATGACGCAAAGAGAAAGACCATCTACAGGGGCTCAAAAGTTGAAGATTATGGCAAAGACGCAACCAGCAACACTCAAAAGGCAAAAGATGCGCTAGGGGTAAAAACAATGGCTATCGTTGACCAGTTAATGGAAGAATTAGAAGTCCTTGCGAAAAAGTTTAATATCCCTGGTGTGAGAGGGATAAAGACTCTACCAAAAAATAGTCGTACAGCCGCAAATATGGGCGATGGTGTGATGGGTGTAAACTTTGCATATCTTCGCAGAGTTTTGGAAAAAGGACCCAAGACGGCGGCAACCTGGAGGCGGGGAGACGACGTAGCCGGAATGCCTATGACAACAGACGCTTATTTAGAAGACCCGCTGGACAAAGTTCGAGTGACGTTTTATCACGAATTCGCGCATCACATACACCAAATCAAAGGTATTAAGAAAAAAGATAAATATGAGTACAAGCCAAACAAAGAAGGCTTCATCGGGAAGTGGGAGCGCAGCATTGACGCCGGTTGGAAAGAAAATAAGAAACTTTGGCGATCTCAAGCGGTTAGTCAGTATGGCGGCATCAATGGCACTGAATGGTTCGCAGAAAACTTTTCTTTGTGGGCAATGAGGCGTGATGAATTGTTAGGCGACGAATTTAAGCTCTTGATAAAAAACATTTTGGAGGATGATACGTGATGGACACGCCCAATGACTTGATGGAAGAAGCTTTTATAATTTTTGATAAAGATAATTTGAACAAAACAGATATAGAAAGACTCCTAGAAATACAGGAAGATCTGGGAATCTTAACGAATGATGAGAACATTTCTCTAAAATTTGGTGAAATGATCTCTCTAGCAATGATGAATCGTAATGTTTACAACCCATAGATAACAATCTAAGATTTGTGAAATAGGTGTCAGACGATATCTGATTGCCGCCCCAGACGGAGCGACAAAAGCGAACGTTTAGGGGTGATTTATGTTTGAAGATCAAACGGCAGACGTTAACGAATTAAATATTGAGTTCGATGAGAAGGCGCAAGTCCGACGAGACGTCTTCACCACAGAAGCCGAAGCCGCCAGGAGAGCCAGAGAGATTGGCTGTGTTGGCACCCATTCCCATGACGAAGACGGCAACATTGTCTATATGCCGTGTGAAAGCCACGACGATTACCGCGAAAACGTTGGTCGGGACGTGCGAGGCTATAACGAAGACGAAGATGACAAGCGAAAGAAACCCAAGAAGAAAAGCGAATGTGGTGGCGACTGTGATTGTCAAGATTGCATAGAGCCAGAATTCATCGACGTAAAGACAGAACTTAAAGCAGAGACGCTTGGCGAGGAAGGCAGCGGAGAATTTGAGGGCTACGGGTCTATATTTGGAAACGTAGACCTGGGCAATGACGTAATTATGAAGGGCGCTTTCAAGCGGAGCCTCAGAAGACGAGGACCAAAGAAAGTTAAGCTTCTTTATCAGCATAAGACAGATATGCCGATTGGTGTGTTTGACCAGATTAAAGAAGATGAACAGGGCTTATATGTGAAAGGAAGGCTTGCCCTGCAGACACAAGCAGGACGGGAAGCATATGAGTTGATGAAGATGGGAGCTTTGGACGGTTTGTCAATCGGTTTCAAGGTAGACCCAAAGGGTTACAGCTATGAACCACGCTCGAAGCGTCGGGTCATTGATGAAGTAGATCTAATGGAAGTGTCACTGGTGACTTTCCCGATGAATCCAAAAGCTATGGTGAGATCGGTTAAAGGCCAGGACATATCCATCAGAGAATGGGAAAACGGACTGCGTGATGCTTTTTCGATTTCTCGTTCAGAAGCAAAGGCAGCAGCCAAAGCTATAGTCGAAACTCTGACGGTGCGAGATGCACCGGAGATGGGGGACGAGCTATCAGCATTAAACCAACTCGTTAATCAAATAAAAGGAAACTAGGATGGAAGCAGAAATAAAATCAGCTATCCAAAACCTTGGCGAGACCTTTGAGCAGTTTAAGCAGACCTATGATGAGAAGCTTGAACAAGTTGCTAAGAGCGAGGCAGATCCGATTCTGGATGAGAAACTGGCCAAAATAGAGGCCAAAATGGACTCCCTGGAAGACGTAAACCAAGCGATGACGAAGCAACAAGCAGCTCAAGAGAATCTCAAAGAGCAAATGGAGCAGATTCACACTGTAGTCACCAGACCTAACTCTGGCTTTGATAGCAAGCAAGTCGACGGCACATTAAAGGCGTTTGACCAGTATTGCAGAAAAGGCATAGAAGGATTGGAGCCGGATGAGAAGAAGGCGTTGACAGTAAGCAATGACAGCACTGGTGGCTTTTTAGCGCCCCCAGAGTACGTCAGAGAGTTGATCAAAACGATCACTGAAATCTCTCCAGTTCGTTCAATAGCAAGAATCAGGCAAACCGCACAACGCAGCATCCAGGTCCCTAAGAGGACCGGTCAGTTTGCAGCCGCGTGGGTTGCTGAGTCTGGAACTCGTTCAGAAACTACAGGTTACACTGTAGGGTTGGAAGAGATACCGGCTCATGAGTACTACGCTTTGATCGACATCTCTGAGCAAGACTTAGAAGACACTGTTTTTGACCTTGAGGCAGAAATGCAAGCTGAGTTCGCTGAAAGATTCGCTTTGCTAGAAGGCACAGCATTCGTCAGCGGCGACTCGGTCGGTAAGCCCGAAGGGTTTATGACAAACTCAAGTGTGAGCGAAGTGGTATCCGGTAACTCCAGCGCATTGTTGGCGGACGGACTTATCAGTTTGGTTCACTCAATCAAAGCAGATTATGCGCGATCAGGTACTTTTGTATTTAACAGAAGCACCCTAGCGGCAATCAGAAAGCTGAAGGACACGGCTGGTCAGTATGTATTCCAGGCAGGAATGACGTTGACTGGTGGCGTAACCAACACAATCTTGGGCTATCCCTATGTCGAGGCGACAGATATGCCTGATGTTGGCGCGAACAACTTCCCGATTGCTTTCGGTGATTTCCGAAGAGCGTACATGATCGTCGACAGAATAAATCTGGCAGTATTGCGAGATCCTTTCACCCAGGCAACGACCGGAAACGTTCGGTATGTGGCTAGGAAGAGGACTGGTGGTCAGGTCATTCTGGCGGAAGCTATCGTTAAACAGAAAGTCTCAGCTTAGGGGGTAAAATGAAAGATCTAGCGAACAGCGTTTCGGCTGTCCAAAGCATCGCTCCCGTAGTAGGAACCAGCGACACTAACGGCACGGGGGTTGATCTTCAATTCTTCGAGTCTGCAGTTGTTGTTGTCTCTACTGGCGTGGAGGGCGATACGCTTTCCGGTTCAGTCAAGGTTGACTTCAAATTAGAAGAGTCCAGCGATAACAGCTCTTTCTCAGCAGTTACGGCGGCAACGTCTGTTACTGATGGAAGTGTTGACAGCAATGGCATCTTCTTAACTTTAGATGCAAATGGTGAAACTCCACAGATAACCACGATTGGTTATGTGGGTGGATCGCGTTACGTGAGAGTAGTGGCCGACTTTACAGGCACACACTCAAATGGAACGCCTATAGCAGCAACGGTCGTGAAGGGCTCGCCCCGACATAGCACTGACGCTGACTCTAGCAGCACGGTATAAGGTGACGGGGGGCTTTGCCCCCCAATCCTTTTAGGAGAAAAAGATGGCGAACAAAGTTTTCAAAATCATGGTCCCAAAGGCTGGGTCGTCGGACGCGAATGGGTTAACTACAAAGCTCTATGAGCTGGACGAGATAGTCAATGCAAGCGAAGACTGGCAAGGCGATCTGATGAATACTTTTGTCGAGAATGGCTGGGCGATGGAGCTAAAAGTCGATAGCCCAGAAGAGATTGCAGAAGAGCCAGCAGAAGAACCAGAAACAGAAGTTGTAAGGGCTAGGAATGAAGACGGCTCGTTTAAGGCGGATGATCCGTCAACGCCAGATATCAATGAGGCGTGGGAAGAAAAGCCGGTTGAAGAGGTAACTAAGACAACTAAAAAGCGCGGAAGGCCCAAGAAGACAGAGGGCTAGCGCGATATGGGAGTAGGCCGTGAGCGCTGGGTTTCATCACTTTATAATTGAGCAAGGGGCGACATTTAGTCATACGCTTACTCTCAAAGATTCGTCCAGCTCGGTAGTAAATTTGACCGGCTACACGGGCGCAGAAATGGACTTACGTGCCGACCCAGAGGCATCGTCTTCCTTAATTACACTAACAACAGGCAACGGGCGCATAGCACTGGGTGCATCCGCTGGCACGGTTACGCTAACGATAAGCGCATCGGATACAGGAAGTTTGACCGCCACAGAGGGCGTGTATGACCTAGAGATAACTGATGCTAGCAGCAACGTGTTTCGCATACTTGAAGGCACGTTCACTATACGGAGGGGCATCAGCCGGTGAGCAGTACAATCAACTCAATAACTGTCGAGGGTACAAGCGCTATATCGGTGATAACTGCCGGGACGCAAGGTGTTGCTGGCCCAAATACTGTCCTGGGAAGAAGTGTTTCAGATAGCACAGCAAGCACCGCTGGTTCTTTGCTTGTATATGATCACGGCAACACGCAATGGGTAGACAGCCAAGCCACAGCAGCACAAAGCCTCACCTCCAAACTTTACAATCTGCAATTCACTACCGGGGGCGCTACGGTCACGCAGATACTTGATGAAGACAATCTTGGTTCCAATTCCAACACTTCCCTTGCCACTCAACAATCTATCAAGGCTTATGTTGATGCACAGATCACAGCGCAAGACCTTGACTTTCAAGGGGATTCTGGTGGTGCGCTATCCATAGATTTAGATAGCGAAACACTAACGATTGCTGGCGGTACGGGCATCACATCTGTTGGCTCTGGCAACACCGTAACCCTTAACATTGATAGCACTGTTACCACGCTTACTGGCACACAAACGCTCACTAATAAAACCCTTACAGCGCCGGTTCTTAATACGGTAGACATAAACGGTGGTGATATTTCAAACGCCACTACTATTAACAAGTCTCCTGTCATTACGTTAGGCGGGGATCTTAGTGGTAGCGCAACCCTTACCGAACTAGGCAACGCCACACTCACAGCAACCATTGTCGCGAACTCTGTGGCCCTCGGAACAGACACAACAGGCAACTACATAGCCACGATTGCAGCTGGCGAAGGCATTGATGTAAGCGGTTCTGGTAGCGAGAGCGCAGCAGTAACAATAAGCGCGGAAGACGCAACGGATAGCAACAAAGGCGTAGCTTCTTTTGACTCAACAGACTTCACGGTTTCCAGCGGCGCAGTAACCCTAAACGCAGAGCGGGTACAAGATATTGTTGGCGCAATGGTGTCTTCCAACACCGAAAGCGGAATAGCTGTCGCATACCAAGATAGCGATGGCACGTTAGACTTCAATGTAGATGACTTTACGGTAACGCTTGCGGGTGATCTCGGTGGCTCTGTAACAATCACTGACCTGGCATCAGCTACGCTGACAGCAACCATTCAAGCTAATTCCGTAGCACTGGGAACGGATACCACAGGAAACTACGTTGCCACCATTGCGGCATCCAACACTGGTATTGATGTTGCCAACAGTGGGTCAGAGACAGCAGGGGTTACGGTTGGGCTGAATACTGAGCACGTTCAAGACTTGGTTGGCGCTATGTTCAGTTCCAACACTGAGAGCGGTATCGCGGTTACTTACCAAGACAGTGACGGCACTATAGACCTAGATGTAGATGATTTCACAGTCACGTTATCTGGTGACGTAGCTGGTTCTGGAACAGTCACGAATCTTGGAAATGTAACAATCAGCACAACGGTTCAAGCGAACAGCGTTGCTCTTGGCACAGACACCACAGGCAATTACGTTGCAACCATAGCCGCCGGGGAAGGCATAACAGTATCGGGCAGTGGCTCAGAGACCGCGGCTGTCACAATAGCAGCAGAGGATGCATCTGACACAAACAAGGGTGTCGCAACCTTTGATGCTACTGATTTCACCGTTTCTTCTGGTGATGTGACTCTGAATGCAGAAAGAGTGCAGGACATTGTTGGGGCGATGGTTTCCAGCAACACAGAAAGTGGCATTGCCGTAGCCTACGAAGACTCAGATGGAACGCTTGATTTCAACGTTGATGATTTCACAATCACATTGGCTGGGGATCTTGGTGGGTCCGTAACTATTACAGATTTAGCTTCTGCCACGCTGACAGCCACCATACAGGCCAACAGCGTAGCCCTTGGCACTGACACTACTGGGAACTATGTTGCTACTGTAGCGGACGCTGGAAGCGGTAGAATAACCGTTGCGAACAGTGGCGCGGAAAGCGCAGCAGTAACCCTTGATATTGCGAATGATGCAATAGGTGCTAACCAAGTAGCAAACAACGCGATAGCACTGGGAACGAAGACCACTGGTAATTATGTAGCAACAATCGCAGATGCCGGGAACAGCCGCATCACAGTAGCTAACAGTGGCAGTGAAACCGCCGCCGTAACCTTAGACATAGCCAATGATGCTATAGGCAACGCACAGATAGCCAACAATGCGGTGACGCTTGGCACGCAAACCACTGGCAACTATGTGGCTACCATCGCGGGAACATCTAACGAAATATCTGTTTCTGGTTCTGGCTCTGAGACAGCAGCGGTAACTATTGGGCTACCTAGCGATGTAACGATTGGGAACGATCTGACTGTCACGGGAAATCTGGTTGTAAATGGCACCACCACAACGGTAAACACTGCAAACCTTGATATTGAAGATGCAACGGTTCGGTTCGCCAAAAACGCATCTACTCTCTCCGCTACAGATGGCGCGGGGCTTGAGTTCGGTGGATCAACCAGCAAGCCAACGATCCTATGGGACAACAGTGAAAGCTATCTGGTATCAAACAAAAGCTTCAACGTAGGCGGCACTAGCGGCACCACGGTATCTGTAGGCGCTATATCTCTGAAGAATGCTGGCACGAGATCACGAATTGATTTCTACTGCGAAACGAGTAACGCGCACTACGCCAGGATACAAGCGCCCGCTCATGCAAGCTTCAGCGGTAATGTAACTCTCACGCTTCCCGTAACAACATCAAACCTTGTTGGTGATTCGGCAACGCAAACGCTTACCAACAAAACAATCAACGCATCAAACAACACGCTCTCAAATATAGCGAATAGCTCATTAACGAACAGCGGCATAACGGTCAGCGATGGCAGCAACACAAGCGCTGTCGCATTAGGCGGCACGTTAACGTTTAGTGGCACATCTAACGAAGTAGAAGTCGCTGAGAGCAGCGGAACGGTAACGGTTGGGCTACCAGCAGCCACACAGATAACAACCTCTCTAGGCGTTGGTGGCGGCTCTACTAATGGCATACAGATAAGCCAAGGCGCTATCGCCATGAAGAACGGCGGCACACAGTCGCGGATAGACTTCTACTGCGAAAGCTCAAACGCGCACTATGCAAGATTACAAGCACCGGCACACTCTGCGTTCTCTGGAAACGTAACGCTTACCTTGCCAGCAGCAACCGGCACGTTAGTAGGGAGCGGAGATAGCGGCACAGTAACAAATACAATGCTGGCGGGAAGTATTGCCAACAGCAAATTATCAAATTCAACGGTTTCGTTTGGGGGTGTATCTCTGGCGCTCGGCGCGTCTGATGGAACCCCGGCGTTTGATCTTAGTGATGCGACAAACTACCCAACTAGCAGCTTGTCTGGAACCATCACTAACGCTCAACTCGCTGGCAGTATAGCTAACGCCAAACTAGCTAACTCCTCAATTACTGTCACTGATGGCAGCAATTCTACTGCCACCGCGTTGGGCGGCACTATCACGTTTTCTGCAGGGTCAGGTATAGATGTAACGGAAAGTTCTGGAACCATTACCGTAGCAGCAGAGGACGCCACAGCTTCTAACAAGGGAGTCGCATCTTTCACCAGCGATTTCAGTGTTAGCAGTGGGGCGGTATCATTAGCAGCCAGTGGAGTCACGGCAGCCTCCTATGGTTCAAGTACCGCAATCCCAGCTATAACGGTAGACGCAAAAGGTCGTGTGACCTCAGTTTCTACCAACGCGATAAACACCACCTTCACCTTAGCGGCTGATAGTGGATCTAATGACACGTTCTCTACCGGGGGAACGCTTACATTTACCGGCGGCGATGGCATTGATACAGCGGTCAGCAATGACACCATCACAATTACCGCCGAAGACGCTACTTCATCAAACAAAGGTATAGCCTCCTTTACTGGTGATTTTAGCGTCTCAAGCGGCGCTGTATCACTAGCATCCTCTGGGGTCAGCGCTGCTACTTATGGGTCAGCTACAGCCATCCCGGTTCTAGCTGTTGATGCGAAGGGCAGAATCACGTCAGCTTCTACGGCAAGCATCAGTACAAGCTTCACGCTATCTGATGGATCAAACACGCAGACGGTTGCAGGTGGTGACACCTTAACGGTTGCGGGTACAAGCAATGAGGTAGATGTTGCAGTAAGCGCCACAGATACATTGACCATCGGCTTGCCCAGTGATGTAACCGTAAGTAACAACCTGACAGTCAGCGGCAACCTTTCTGTGTCTGGAACAACAACCCAGACGGGTTCTGTCGTTACTGATAACAACTTCACCGGATTGACCAATGCCAACACCGGAGACTCCACTGACTTTGGTTTTTATGGCAAGTATGTAGAGAGTGCCACAACCAAATATGCTGGCTTGTTTTATGACGCTTCAACGAGTAACAGCTTCCGGTTATTTGCTGATACGCAAACCGTACCATCAACTACAGTAAACACCGGGGCCACTGGCTATGCAGCAGCAGGGCTGATTGTGGGCGATCTCACAGCAAGCTCTGTCACCATTGGCAGCACAGCGGTAACAGCTACAGCGGCAGAACTAAACATTCTAGATGGCGTCACGTCTACCGCCACAGAATTGAACATATTGGATGGCGTAACAGCCACCACCGCAGAGATAAACATCATTGACGGTGATACCTCTGCTACCAGCACCACGTTAGCTGATGCCGATAGAGTGGTTGTTAACGATGCTGGCACGATGAAGCAAGTTGCGCTCACAGACTTTGAGACTTACTTTGAAAGCGCACTAGACACACTTTCCAATGTCACAACGGTAGGAACGCTGGGAAGCCTAGCGGTTACGGGCGATCTAACCGTAGATACAAACGTTCTGAAGGTAGACACCAGCAATAACCGGGTCGGTATAAAAGATGCCACCCCAGCGGTAACGCTAGATATTGGTTCGGCTACAGATGCGATTCATGTGCCTACAGGTACAACAGCGCAGAGACCGGGCAGCCCAGCAGCGGGGATGTTGCGTTTCAATTCTACGCTTTCAAGATTTGAAGGGCATGACGGCAGCAGCTTCGCAGAGATAGGCGGTGGTGGTGGATCAAACACGTTCACAGTCAACACTTATACAACAGCCAACAACAGCACGACCGCTTTCACGTTAAGCCAAGCGCCAGACTCAGAGGACAACTTGCTTGTCTTTGTGGAAGGCGTGTTTATGAATCCGAATGATTTCACGCTCAACGGCACCACATTAACGCTAGATGCAGCACCACCAAGCGGACGCAAGATTGTTGTCTACTCAGTACGGGCGGCGGTATCTGGCAGCAACTTGAACCATGACCAGTTCACTTGTAACGGCAACAGCAGCGGCAACCTTGGCACAGAGTTCACGCTTTCAATCTCCCCAGTAAGCGAAAACAACACGCAAGTTTTCCTTGATGGCGTATATCAGCAAAAGACAGACTACTCAGTAAGTGGCACAACGCTAACGATGGACACAGCGCCCACAAGTGGCGCGATCCTAGAGGTGATGACGTTCACGCAAACGAATGTGAATGTGCCGGTTAATGACACTGTTGACACTTCACACCTAAAGACTGACGCAGTTACAACCGCCAAGATCACAGATGCTAATGTCACTAGGGCCAAGATTGCAGCAGATGCTATTGATGCCACAAAACTGGCAGATGGAGCAGTTAGTGAAGAGCACCTAGACCCGACGATTATAAGCGGTCTTTCAGCAGCCACCCCGGTTTCGGGTGACAGCATAATGTTCTTAGATGCTACTGATTCGGCGCTGAAGAAAGCAGACGTAAACGAAATCATGGCTACAGCGGTCAGCATAACTTCTGCCGCAGATGCCGTGGCCATGTCATTTGATAGCAGTGAAAACGCTACGTTCACCGGGACGGTTACAGCAACCGGCACATCTGTTTTTGCGAATCTGGACATATCTGGTGATGTTGATATAGACGGCACCACCAACCTAGATGTCGTGGACATTGATGGTGCTGTGGATATGGCTAGCACGTTGGCAGTCGGCGGCGCAGCGACCTTCAGCTCAACAATTACGGCAGCGGGTGGATCAGCGAACAATAATGACGACGCGAACATACTGACTCTTAACGCATCTCAACACGCGAGACTGTTAGTTGATACCAGTTCTACCGGAGGGCATAGAGCAACACTCGCGCTAGAATCAAATGGCAATGAAACCACACTAAGTACCACCGGCAGCGAGTCATTTTTAAATGTAGACACAGGAGACCTAACCGTTGATGTTGCGGGTGACATCATTCTTGATGCCGCTGGTAACGATGTAATTTTCAAAGATGCTGGAACCACGTTTGGTCAAATAACCAACGACAGCACCAATATGATCATCTACAACGCTGGCTC